AGCAAAGAACATTGCACTAGAATTAGTGAAACATGCTAAAGAACATGATATGATAATTGTTATTCATGGTAAAGCATACAAGCCAAATGTAGGATACTGTGATGGTAGTTACAGTTTACTAATTGGTCATTACTGCGAAGAGCAACAATTTGAACCTGTGTATGTAGATCCACTAACAGGCGACGATTTTAACTCAGACGTGCCTTGTGTATTTTTATTAGCACACAGCGCCAGTACTACCTACAAGTATACCGGTAAAACTAGTGCAGACAAAATGTATTGCGATATACCTGATGGTAGCATAGTAGTCGACCCGTGGCGGCACTATGTAAATGAAAATTGTAAGGTAATTCATTACGGAAACACTAGACAATTAACTAAAAAGGTGTTATAATAAACTATGTATGATATTATTTTTATAAGTTATAATGAACCCGAAGCTGATGCTAACTGGGAACGTCTTACTGAAACATACTTCTGGGCTAAACGTGTACACGGTGTAACTGGAATTCATCAAGCTCACATACAAGGTGCTAAACTAGCTAACACAGAAATGGTCTGGTTTGTTGATGCAGATGCAATAGTAATGGATGACTTTGACTTTAGTTACGAACCTGATAAAGATAACCTAGACACAGTGCATGTATGGCGCAGTCAAAACCCAGTTAACGGATTAGTGTATGGCAACGGCGGAATAAAACTATTCCCTCGTCAGCTTACTATTGACATGGATTTGTCACAGCCTGATATGACAACTAGTATAACGCACAAATTTAAAGTAATGCACGAAATCGCAAACATTACAGCATTTAATACTAATCCGTTTAGTACATGGCGTAGTGCATTTAGAGAATGTGCAAAATTAAGCAGTAAAGTAATTGATCGGCAAAAAAATGAAGAAACAGATAGTAGACTGGATACGTGGTGTACCGTTGGGCGTGAAAACTTATTTGGTGACTATGCTATTCGTGGTTCCATTGCTGGGCGTAAGTATGGCGCTACTCATCAAGGCGATACTGCCGCTTTAAGATTAGTAAACAATTATGATTGGCTAAAGGAGCAATTTGATGCAGATACATGAATTATTAGATAGACTTGAACTTATATCACCTAATAACACATTCTTTACTGACTTAAGAAAAACAATATTAAACAATGATCAGTTTGCGTTATTTCGATTATTACAACAGCAGACTAGTAGTCAACTTGTTGAAGGGTTACGTAAGTACAAAGATAATACTGAATTTAATGCAGATTGTTTTAGTAGAGGACAATTAGAAAGCAAACTTTGGTTAGTAAAAGAATTACAGAAAACTAAAGTTGATTTAGGAACTGTGTTTTTGTGTGCAGGATGGTATGCTACACTTGCTACAATGTTATTTGAAAGCAGTATAACAGTAGATAAAATTCGTAGTTTTGATATTGATGATACTTGTAGAGCTATTGCAGAAACATTTAATAAACCGTGGGTTAAGGATAACTGGAAATTTAAATCATCTACAAAAGATATCATGGATATTAATTATGAGTTTGAAAGATACGAAGTAATTAGAGCTGACGGAACAACGTGTCCTTTAGATGATACACCTGATACAATTATAAACACTAGTTGTGAACACATAGAAAATTTTGAAGAATGGTATGCTAAAATTCCAGTAGGTAAACTAGTTATATTACAAAGCAACAACTTCTTTGATGTAGACGAACATGTAAATTGTGTAGAAGATTGTACACAGCTCCGAATAACAGCGCCTATGACTACTCAGTTATACGCAGGCGAATTACAGTTACCTAAGTACAAGAGGTTTATGTTAATTGGATATAAGTAACCTTAAACTCAGACAGCTTCAAACTGAAAGTGCTAGGGCACTAAGTACGATGCAAGCTACTAATAATAATATACATCAGTTTAATAAACTAGCTCACCATAATAGTAGCAACTGGTATAAGGCTGTTATTAACTGGTACATTGAACAGTACGGTGATCTTCCAAGTGTTGTGGGTCCTGGAAAAGATGTAAAGTTGGTGTTAGATGAAGTTTAAAAATTCACAAGATAGCTGGGAAATTAATCTTTCTAAAGACGTGACTGATATTGGGATTAAAATATCAGGCGGAGCAGATAGTGCTATTGTTACATACATGTTAGCAAAATATGTAACAGAAGAACGACCAGATATTACTATACATCCTGTAACAGGAATAGCAGATATAAAGCCGTATCAGTTAATATTTGCAGACCAAGTATTGCGCAAGGTAGAGGATCTAACAGGAGTTGTGTTTGCACAACATCAGTTTGGTAGTGTTAGGGCTACACACTATACCGAGGATCAGCTCACACTAACACGATCGTTAAAGTATGGAAAAAACTTATTTACAATGCATTTTAATGGCATTACTGCTAATCCAACACAAGCAGATGCTCCTCACTTATACAACAACGAGGCAGTGCCAGAAAGAATAAAGCAGGCAACTAAAAAAAATAATCACAGAAGGCCTCTTATTAATATAGACAAACGAGGAGTTGCAGAACACTACACTCGCCTTGGTGTATTAGAAGAACTGTTTCCAGTAACTAGAAGTTGTGAAGAGATAACAACTGACTTTAGTAAACATTGTCAAGTATGTTGGTTCTGTGCCGAGCGCCATTGGGGGTTTGGTAGATATGTATAATTACACTGATATAAGATCAATACACTTAGAAGTTACACAAAACTGTCAAGCCAACTGTCCTATGTGTGATCGAAATATGAACGGCGAAGGCATCAATCCACACATTAATTTAGATGAACTTAGCTTAGAAGATTGTTACAAGATATTTAAACCAGAGTTTGTAGCACAGTTAGACACAATGTACATGTGCGGCAACTTAGGCGATCCAGTAGTTGCTCGTGATACTTTGGAAATATTCAGTTATTTTAGAGAGCATAATCCTACAATGTGGCTTAGTATGAATACTAATGGAGGAGCAAGAGAACCTCAATGGTGGCATGCACTTGCATTGATATTTGGCAAACATGGCTCTATTATTTTTAGTGTTGACGGTCTTAGTGATACTAATCATTTGTATAGGCAAGGTGTAGTATGGCGCAATGTAGAACGTAGTATGAAAGCGTTTATTAATGGCGGAGGCAGAGCCCGTTGGGACTTCTTAATATTTGAACACAATCAACATCAAGTAGAAGAAGCAGAAGCACTTGCAATGTCCTGGGGTTGCGAAAAGTTTATGAAAAAGAAAACAGGACGCTTTATTACACAAGATTCAAAGAAGAAAGAATCTCATCAGGCGCTTGACAAAAAAGGCAACACTACAACGGAAATTAAGAAACCAGATGCAAAGTATGTTAACAAAGCACTTAGTAAGCAAGAAGTAATTATCAACAAGTACGGCTCTATGGATGCTTACTACGATGCGGCACCTATCATTTGTAAAGTAAAGAAAGATAACAGCTTATTCATAACAGCAGAGGGCCTAGCGATGCCGTGTTGTTGGACTGCCGGACGTATGTACAAATGGTGGCACAAGGATCCCAAAGTAGAACAGATATGGGACTTTATTGATAAAGATGCACTTGATGCACGTAACGGACTAGAGCAAGTATTTGCTACAGGAGCATTTGACAGAATACAAGACAGTTGGAATAAACCAAGTTGTGCCGATGGCAAACTAAAAGTATGTGCTATGAAGTGCGGCGCAGAATTTGATCCATTTGGAGAGCAGTTTAAATGAAAAAAATATTTATAGTAGGGTGCAGTTATACAAATTGGCGTGATGGTGATTGTTTTGGTGAAAGTTATCCTGCATTAATTGCAAAGGAATATCCTAACTGGCATGTTTATGATGCAAGTGAATGTGGTAGCGCAAACGATAGCGTATATTTAAGATTACGACATTTTGAAAAACTATACGGGACACCTGATGCAATTATTGTACAATGGACACATCTAAAAAGAACTACAGTAGCACTTACTAATGATGACATTCCTAGAGATTTTAACCATGCTACTGTAAGAAATTATACATTTTGTGAACAATCTGACATTGACTTCCCTTCAGTAACAGTAGGACCTACATCATTTATTCCAAATCAGTCAGTTCGTAGACAAGAACAATGGAAACAACTTTCTACTTACACAATGTTACGGCTAGTCACTCTAGCTAAATTTTATAGTTGGTTTTTAAATAGCCGAACGCTTTTTTGGAATACACAAAAAGAAATTGATTTAGTTAATGCAGTATACGGAAAGGGTAACGTGTTAATGTACGATTGGCAAGAAGTATCACATCATGGTGATCTACATCAATCGCCTGGTTCTCGTTTAACTTTGCCTAGTAACTGGATTGGCAGTGTTGCAGATGCACTTGCAAAAGACAATAAGTTCATGCAATTAGGGGTCGATGATGCACCTCACTATGGAGTCGACGGACATTTAGAAGTATACAAATGGCTCGAGCCACACCTGAATAAACTACTAACTTAATAGGACTAAGTATTAGCATGACAGACAATACAAAATTACCTTCAGAAACATTCTGCTTATTACCTTGGGTGCATCTAAGTACACGACCAGACGGCAGTATGCGAGTATGTTGTACAGCAAATGCTAGTAGTGTCGGCGCAACCAATGATAAAGAACACGGCGGCCAAGTAGGCATCCTTAAAACAGATGATGGTAAGCCTAATAACTTAAACGTTAGTGATTTCGAAACAGCATGGAATAGTAAGTATATGAAAAACGTCCGTACGCAAATGCTTGCAGGCGAAAAGCCACCTAGCTGTTTAAAATGTTACAAAGAAGAAGCCGCCGGGCACCGTAGTAAGCGACAGTGGGAAACTGACTACTGGAGCAAACGAGTTGATCTAGACAAGATACTTGCTGACACACAACCTGATGGAGAAGTTCCTCCTAACTTAGCATACATTGATTTACGTTTTGGTACTAAGTGTCAACTAGCGTGTGTTATGTGTAGCCCGCATGATAGTAGTGGCTGGATAAAAGATTATAAGAAAATCTTCCCTGAAGTAAAAAATGAATCACTCAAAGAGATTATGCAGTGGCAAGACAAAGGTAGCACTAATGGCAGTAGCTACAACTGGCATAAACAAAACCCTACGTTTTGGAAACAGTTTTATGAACAAATGCCTAGCATGCAACAGATATATTTTGCTGGCGGCGAAAGTCTTATCATTGAAGAACACTATGAGATACTTGAACATGCTATTAAGATGGGCTATGCAAAAGACTTAGAACTGCGTTATAACTCAAATGGAGTTGAATGGCGTGAAGATCTATTTGACCTATGGAAAGAATTTAAACTAGTACGTTTTCATTACAGTATAGACAGCATTAAAGAAATGAATGACTACATTCGTTATCCTAGTACGTGGAGTCGTCAAGAAGAAGTATTCCATCTGCTAGATACACAAACAAGTGATAACGTTGAAGTTACTATTGCGTGTGCAGTACAGGCATTAAATGTATATTACTTGCCAGATTTTATTCAATGGAAGCTAGAGCAGAAGTTTAAGAAAGTTAACATGTGGCCATTTGGCGCAGGCGGAATTAGTCAGCACTTTGTATATTGGCCCGCACATTTAAATGTTAAAAGTTTGCCTGCAGATTTTAAAGCTAAGTGTAGAGCAAAATACGAAGCATGGTATCCTTGGTGGGAAGCAAATTGGGAGTTAGGTATTCCAGAATGGCACAAAGGTAAAGTAGAGTACGAACAGTGGCGTAGTGCTGAGTACGGCATTAAACGACTAAACGGCATTCTTAGCTTTATGGAAAGTGAAGACTGGAGCCAACGCTTGCCTGAGATGAAAGAGTTTTTAGGATTATGTGACAAGCAACGTGGAAACACTTTTGAAGAAACGTTTCCAGAAATGATTGAAATCTTTAAGGATATAGAATGAGTACAGATTGCACGTTTTGTCCGTTACCGTGGAATAGCATTAACCTGCGCAATAATGGTGACCTAAGGATTTGCTGTAATACAAACAGTTACAGTCCAAAGCGTGGCATTATGACAAAAGAAGATGGCACTCCTTATAACGCAGGCAAGGACGACTGGAACGAAGCACGTAACGCAGAACTTTTAAAAGAAGTGCGTGTTAGTATGATGAAAGGTGAATGGCATCCAGAATGTACTCGTTGCAAAAAAGAAGAAGAAAGCGGTATGCGTAGTCGACGTGAATATGAAAACGACGACTGGGGGAAGTATTCCGGTGATATAAGCCTTGAAAAAATGTTACCTATTACTGAAGAAGATGGTACACTTGATACAAGTAAGCAAGACATTGAGTTTATGGACATACGTTACGGAAACTTCTGTAACTTAAAATGTCGCATGTGCGGACCTACCGACAGTCACAAATGGTATGATGACTTTGTAAAAACTACAGGTAGAACGCACTACAAAGATACACATGAAACAATTCAGTTAACTAAAAATGCTAAAGGTAAATGGCATACTGATCAATATGATTGGTTTCAGGATAATGATATTTACTGGAATAACTTTGAAAAGTATGCACCTGATGCAAAGAAACTTTATATTGTAGGCGGCGAGCCTTTAATTATTGATGAACATCAAGAAAGTCTTGAAAGACTAGTTGCCAGTGGTAAAGCAGGCAAAATACAATTAGAATATAATACAAACTTAACTATGGTACCTGACAGGTTAGTACACTTATGGGAACAGTTTAAACAAATACGCATTGGCGTTAGTATAGATGGCATCGGTAATGTATTTAATTACCAGCGCACTCCTGCAAAGTTTGATGCAGTGTATGCGAATATGATGACATTGCAAAACAATGAACGCATTAATCTTAAAGCATGGTTTGCTTATACTGTTACACCTATGAACGTGTTCCACACAGCAGACTTCATGAAGTGGAAACTTACCGAAAGCGGTTTAGACAAGTTTAATCCAATAACTGGACCCCGCCCTGTAATTACGCATCATATGTGCCACAGTCCAAAATACTACAATGTAAAAGTATTACCGCAGTATCTTAAAGATCAAGTTGCTGAACATTATCAGGAACATAAAGATTGGATACTAACTACAGACTTTAGCGACAAAGTTAAAGACAATTTTATTAAAGTATTAACCGGCATTGAAACGTTTATGATGAGCGAAGACTATAGTGAAGAATGGCTAGACCATTTTATAGATCAAACTGCAAAATTAGACGAAGTTAGAAATCAAAATATATTAGATATTGTCCCGCAATACAAGGAATTGTTTAATGCACATAACAAGTGAAAATTTAGATTGTTGTATTGTAACACTGTTTATTCATAATGTGTGTAATTTTAATTGTAGCTATTGTAGTGACTTTCATAGAGACGGATCGCATCGTTGGCCAGATGATTGGACAAAATATTTAGAGTTCATAAACGAATTAAAGAAAAGAAACAAGTACTTGTATGTAGAAGTATTAGGAGGCGAGCCTACTGTATGGCCTAAATTCCAGGACTTTGTTGATGCAATTAGCGATGACAATGTATTTGTAGAGTACGGTACTAATGCTAGTAGAACCTTACGCTATTGGGAAAAGTTTAGAGAGCAAAATACATTTGTATTTTTAAGCTGGCACAATGAAGAAGCTGACGATGATCACTTTGTTAAAGTAGCTGAAATAATGCAACATAAAGCAAGCGTTAGTGTTCCTTTGATGATAGTACCTGACACATTTGAACGTGCTAAAGTGTTGTACGAACGTCTGTCAAAACTTAATGTAGAAATAACTCCTAAGTTTGTGCGTACAAGTATTCATGGACATAGTTATTTTGAATACACAGATGAGCAACGTGAATGGATTACTACAAAGTATTTTAATAAAATGAAACCATTTGGCATTAAATGGAAGTTCCCGCAGACGTTACGGTTTGATGGCAAAGAAATGAAATTTATGAAAGTGCTAGATCAGGGCTTGCATAAGTTTGAAGGGTATACTTGTACAGCAGGATTAAAGCGGTTAATGGTCGAGCCAGACGGTAACATACTACGTTGCACAAAACGAGTAGGCGGCAGTATTGGTAACATAAACACAGGATATACACTTCCAGATGATCCTATTGTTTGTAACTACAAAGCGTGTCCTTGTAAATTAGATGCGGTGGTAGAAAAATGGATAGACTAGAACCTTTCTTAAAAGTAGATACGTTTATGGGTACTGCTAAATGGGGCAAAAAAAATGCAATACCATATACAGTAAATCGATTTGGTTATAGGTGTACGCATGTAATGCCTCCAAGCACAGATTATATATTAGTGGCCGGTTGTAGCCACACGTTTGGCGAAGCATTAAAAAATGAAGAACGTTATGTTACATTATTAGAAAATCATTTTCAACTTCCTGTATTGAATATTGGCGTCCGTGGCGGATCGCCTAATCTGATTAGAGATAACTTATTACAATTAATGAGTAGTGGTTACAATCTACCAAAGTTTGTTATAATACAATGGCCAAATGAGTACAGAATATGGCTTGACACTTATAATATCAGCGTTCAATCTCCTATTAGAGAGTTTTATAAAGTTGACTGTTTAAAAAATGTAAGTCAGATGTCGTACAATCATACTCAGTGGTTATTAAAAAGTGCTAACATACCTTCTTTTCAATTTAAAATTTGGCTCGGCGCAAATGATATTGATATGCCGTGGATAGATGTTGTTGACCATGCAATCGACGGGCATCATCCGGGTACTATAACAAATCAAAATATAGCTAAATTTATTAGAAAAAACATGAAAAGATTAATATGAACTATGAAGATATAACATTTGAGATGCTGGGAACCAGACGTCAACGTCCTATGTACTTGAGCAAGTTTACTAAGTTTAGACAGAACTTGAGTATGCGGGATTATCCTAAGGATCCGCATGCATATACAGCATACTTCTTAGAAGAGATAGACAAATGGATTAATGCACATAAACATGTAAAATACACGGGCTTAGAGACCTTTACACGCAGAGATGCTATACTTGGTACTACACATCAACTAGATGAACTGCACTACTTGCACAGTAGTAAGTATTCGCGTATAGCTACATACAAAGGCGAATACAAGTATCATCGAAGACTAACAGACTTTACTGTTAAACAGATTACACATTATAAAGACCTAAAACCGGGCGATGTATTCATTGTAAGCTATCCAAGTTGCATTACTACAGGTTATCATGAGAACTTTGATTTACTACTAGACTATTGTGACGAGCATAGTATACCAGTGCATATAGATGGTGCTTGGTTTGGACAATGCAGAAACTTTGATTTTGATGTTACACACCCGGCTGTAAAAAGTGTTAGTGTAAGTTTATCAAAAGCACTAGGCATGGGCAGTCAGCGTATAGGTATCAGATATACTAAAGAGAAAACTGTTGGTCCAATAAGTATTATGAATGACTTTGCATATGCAAACGTTAGTGATATGTGGTTAGGTGTAGAAGCAATGAAACATTTTGGTACAGACTACTGGTGGAGTAACTATAGTGACCTATATAGTAAAGTTTGTAAAGACTTTAACCTAGGTGAAACAAATAGTATTCATGTAGGCTGGTTAGACGAAGGAGAACACGGAATTAATAAATTTGGTGTACGTACTCCTTTACGTTTCTTAATTGAAGGAATCTTTGACGAGCGCGGAACAGATAAAGGTCTAAACAAGATTGAAAGAGAAGAGAGAGTATGATAGTGCAGTACGGATCTTATGAACATGATTTAAATATTCTTCAGCATATCACTACAGCCCAAAAATTATTTAATGACACTGATATAAAATATACTGGAGCAAAAAACTTTAACTATTTTATTAATGTACCAGCAGATGTAAACGAAACGTTGTCTAATTATTTTTCGGATAAGTTAGGATACTTTGATTGGGCATTTCAATACTTTCATAGCGGAGAACCAGCAGGCTTACACACTGATTATACAGTAGTGCCTTGGGACGATAAAGTAGAATGTCGTGTTGATGTTGGGGTAATAGTTCCTTTAGACTGGAATTGTAAACAGCCATATACAATTAATTATAATAGGATCGAATCTCTACCTAGGAAAGCAATATTTCGCAAAGGTGAAATGAGATATACTGATAATGATGAAATAATTAATTATAGAGATAAAAAAGAACTAGATGACGAAGTTGCAAAGTATAATCCTAAAGGTACACAGTATTGTAATATATATCAAGACTTAAAAGTACATAGTGTTTATAAATGGGAGCAAGGAACTGCAATGGTGTTTGATACTAAAAGGTGGCATAGTAGTAGTTGGTTTTTATCAGATAGTATGCTACCAGATACTTCAACAGAATACAAACGTGCTATTATTGGATTCGGCTCAACAGACGTACCGATAGGACCAAAATGATGGAGAACAACTATGGATTTTAATACACTATTAGATAACAGAAAAACTAATTTTACATGGACTGATGAGCAAATTAGTAATGATAGAATTATAGAAATAGTAAACAATGTTTTATCTAAAGTTCCGAGTAAACAAAAACGCATGCCTTATAAGATTGATGTATTTGACAATAGTAATCAATCATTAAGAAATAGAATCTTTGAATACACAAAACGTGACGACGATACAACTGTAGAGCAAGACCAAGGTAATCCTCAAACACTTGCACCGCATCTACTTGCATTTAGTCTTAGAGATATAGATACTTCAACATTAAAAAAAGCAAACGATACGTGGGGATTTAGTGACCAGCGTATTTTGTATATGGAAATAGGAATTGTTGCTATGATGTTAATGATGGCATTTGAAAATGAAGGATTGTCAACAGGTTACTGTCAGTGTATTATGAGTAAACAAGAATTAGCAGATGAGTTAAACATAACTAATCCTATAGAATTAATGATAGGAATTGGTTATCGAAGTGATGAAGACACATTTTTTGATCCGCGTACTAGTACAACAAAAAATGTGTACGTAGAAACATCGCATAAAAGACCAGATTTGACTAATATAGTAACGTATAGGTTTTAGCATGAAACACATTTGTTTTGAAAATAGTATTCCGTTAGAAACGTGCAAATATATAAAAGACTTTTTTGATAGTCATCCAGAGTTACACGTACTCAAGCCTAACAATCCTAAAGTAATAAAGATTAATAGTCCCTGGTCTCATTTACACGATGTGCTAGATCCAATACTAAGTAAATATTTTCATACTAATAAAGGTCAAGGCGGAAATATTTATAAGCACACTAATTACTATAGTCCGCATGTAGATAGCGACATGCCAGAACAGTTAATAAATGTTACTATACCTATACATTTAGAAGTTCCTGACCCCAAACAGCATCTTATAGTATTTGATCATGGCGAAGGTCGAACTTGGGATGGTAGCGGTCCTACAGGGCCTGCCTTAGATTTTAATCATAGAACAACAATGTCTCCTTGGGAAGATGAAAACGTATATGATTGTATTGATGCACCCATTGATGAAAAATTTTATAATGATTATTTAAAAAATGATGAATATACTATTCCGAACCTGTATTATGGATTAACTGGAACAGCATATGATTTTGTTCCAGGTAATATGATAGTTTTTAATAGTAATAATATTCATACTACTGGTACGTTAGTCGGACCTTGGAAAATTGGAGTATTACTACAATTTGAAGGATCATTAAAAGAGCTATTGACACCCCCTTATAAAGATGCTATAATAACAACATGACTGAAGATTTAAAATGGAGCAATTACGATTTTACTAAAATACCCTTTGACGACATTGTTAGTGTTGGTCAGCGTACTTTGCTTTATCGTGACTTATTTACTGTCAGTTGGTTACTCGGCCGATTCTGTAACTACAAATGTAGCTACTGTTGGCCTTACGCCCGCAGTGATCGTAAAGACCACCGACCTACCGAGCTCTGTCTCAAAACAATAGATGAAATAAAAAGGCAAGCTAGGGAAAATAACTTTAACAGTTTTCACTTCTCCCTCAGTGGCGGAGAACCTACATTCCACCCAGGATATTTAGATATACTAAAACACCTAGCAGACGATGTAGAGAACACTAATTATACTAGTGTACACATGACAACAAACATGTCACGCAATATGAAGTGGCACGAAGAGTATGTAGAAGCAGTTAAGCCATTTCATAGAGCAAGTATTACAGCAAGTTTGCACACAGAGCATGTAAACAGCATTGAGAAGATGCAAGACTTTGCAGACAAGTTAATCTTCTGTCAAGAGCATGATGTACAAGTTACTATTAATATGGTAATGGTACCAGACTGGTTTGAACGTGATTGGGAAAATGCATTGTTCTTTCACAAGCAAGGTATAAACGTTACGCTAAAGCCCCAAAGCGACCCTACAGCAAGCCGAGTAGTAGACGGGTATACAAAGGACAACCTAAAGCGTTTGTACAACGGTATGCCGCAACGTGCGTACACAGAGAGCAAGCGTAAGTGGACAGGTAGGCCAAAGCCTACTTTTGGAATGCCTACAGATGTTGCAGGTAAAAACGATGCTAGTGTGCCTTGGCATATGCAAGTAGAGTTAAAAGATAAAGACGGTAAAAAGTACTACATGGACCAAGCAGAACGTTTTAATGCCTTTAATTTCAATAATTTCGAAGGATGGGCATGCAATGCCGGTTACAGCGGACTTATAATACGCGAGCCTGACGGTTCGGTAAAACGTAGTTATTCTTGCCATGATGCGCCACTAGGCAACATCGAAACAGGTTTTGAACTGTTTAAGACACCTAAAACTTGTATTACTAAGAGTTGTGTAAGTTCGGCTGATTCAAAAATACCTAAACGTAAGATTATTTAAATAAATACACATACTGCGAGAAATCGCGAACATTCTATGTTCTTTTTCATTACTGCTATTCAGCCAAGATTTATCTTGATACTACTCTTATAGGACGCATGATGAAAAAAGTTTATTTTACACAAATCAATAATGTAATAGCCGAAGCAACATTCTTGCCGTTAAGCGTAGCATATGTATGGGAATACTGTAACGCTAATGTAGAAGGATGGGAACTTGGCGGAATATTGTTTGAGCGTGAAA